CAAATGATATTAGAACATTTGTAAGAACTCTAGATGATAATACAATTTTATCAACTGACAGTGTAAAGCTAGATGCTACAAGAATTGCTTGGATAATTCTATATCTATAGTGTCTAAGAAGTGTCAACATTGTAATGAGCCTAATCCAGAAGGGTTATTTAACTGCCCTTCTTGTGGAAATAAGGCGAATGAATCAAAATGGACTACTAATACATTTATTAGAGAAGGTGGTTATGCAACAGCTATTAGGAAAGACCTAGTAGATTTTGGTACAAAAGATATGAATGAACATATAAAAGAGACCAAGAAAAAAAATGATGTTGCAAGAGATAAAAAGATAAATTCGCTTATAAAGTGGAAGTAAATTAATGAGAGGTTTAACAAGTAATACAAGAAGAAGTAATGGAGCTAAAAAAACCAGACAAGGTTCTAGCACTAATACTAAATATGGAAATAAGATGAGTAAAAAACATTATGTAAAAAAATATAGAGGTCAAGGTAGATAATGGCAACATTTCAAACACAATTAGAAGATATAGTAGGTGGCTCAAGCGTAGATACTACAGCTATGTCTGATTGGTTGACTGCTGGAGCTAGAAAGATTTTAGATGTTTTAAGTCCTACAAAATTACAAAGAATAGTTAGCTCTGCTGCTTTTACTAATACAGTAGATGTAGAAGGTAAAAAAGTTATATCTGTATCTAGAAAAGATAATACTAATAGTGACCTTTTTATGCCTTGCAGATTAATAGCTCCTAATCAAAGAGGAAGAGTTCTTGATAGTAATTATATGGAATACGCAACAAGAAGCGACCCTGCTTATCTTATTGATGGAGATGTATTAGAAATTTTTCCTGACACAGAAGCAAGTAGTGATGGTAGATTAGATTATATTAATTCTGGAATAACTGTTGCTTATACAGATAGTGCTATTGCTAATTTTCCAGATGAAGCAGAAAAAGCTGTTGTTTTATATGCAGCAAGAAATTATTTACAAAGATTAATGACTGACGTTATGGATAATAGTGATATTACTACTGCACTTACAGCTATGACAGATGCAGTAGAAGCAGCAGAAGCAGCTATAGATAAAATGAATGCAGCTGACGAATCTGTTTGGGCAGATGAAGATACATTTACAACTGCAAGTTCACAGCTTACAAGAGTAAAAACTGCTTTAGATAGTGCACATGATTTAATGAACAATAATCAACCATCTACAACAACTGATGTATATGGAGCACAAGCAAACGAAGATACTGAGTTAGTAGGTTCAGCTTTAGCTATAGTACAAACAGAATTACAAAGAGCACAAGCTCATTTAGCTGAATGGGTTTCTATTGGAGATATGAGAATAAAAGAAGTAAATGCATCTTTAGCAGAAGCTCAAGGATATGGAGCAGAAATACAAGCAAGATTAGCAGATGACCAAGCAAAATATAATTGGTATGTTCAACAATATCAAATGATAGACGGTCAATACAAAGAAGAAATACAAATACTAAAAGGAAGCGTATAATGGCTGCAATAGAATTTAACGGAAAAGAAATTTATAGTAGAGTGCTTCAGGCAGTTCCTGGAGTATCAGAAAACTATGTATTAAACTTAATTAATGAAGCATTGATTGATATGGGTCAACATCAACAAAAAATGGAAAATGCTAAAACAAATTTATTAGATAATAAACTATGGTATGATTTAGACGATAATCAAAGTATAACTATTAATAAGGTATTTAGATGTTCTATTAAAAACTCTAATGGAGAGTATATTGATATACCTAGATTAACTCCTGGACAAATAAAACAATTTTATAGCGAAACATCAGTAAGTGGTGTTTTCGGATGGACTGAAGTATAATGGCATCTATTACTAGTACATATACAGACCCTTCAGATACATTTGTTTGGTGGATAGAAGGAGACAGAATAGCTATTTCTACATCTAAAGGAGATGCAGACACTACGGAAACAGGTGAAGGTAAGTTAAAGCCAGTTCAATTAGGAGTCACTCAATCATTGCAAGCAGACAATGAAACTCCAAATTTAATTAATGAAACATTTAGTGCTGGAGATACTACATTGACTGTTGACGATGTAACTAATATATCTGTAAACGATATGCTAAAGCTTGATAGTGAAATTGTCTTAGTAACTGCTAAACCAGGTGGTCAAAATTTAACTGTTACAAGAGGATATAGAGACACAACAGATGCAGCACATGTTGATAATACTGAAGTATATACTGTAAATTATGTTTCTGGTGGAATATTGATTTCATATTATTCTGAGCCAGATAAATTAACATCTATAACAGGAACATTAGATATAGACAACACATTACAACCGTTGTTAATTGACTACGTTAAAAGTAAAGCTTTAATGGATGCAGCATCTAGAGAGGATAATCCTGCTGTAGCACAAATTAGAATGGCATCAGCACAACAATGTTTAGCTAATTATAAAGAAGGATTAAGAAGATTTGGTATGAAGAAGAACGATAAAATAGGTGGTACAAGAGGTGTTGTTCCACCTGATATGAGATGAGGATATTATGGAAGTAAGCAAAGATAGCAAGTTTACATTGAGTCTAGAAACAGGTGTTAGTATTCTAGTTACCGTAGGTATGGTTATTGGTATGTGGTTTACTCTTCAAGCAGACATTGAAGAAGCAAAAGAATTACCAAAACCTGAAGTGGGTCGTACAGAATATGACTTAAAAGACCAGATGATTAGAAATACAATCATTGATACCCAAAAAGATGTGGGCGAAATGAAAGAAGAACAAAAAGAAATGCGTCAAGATGTAAAAAATATTGAACGCATGATGATGCAAAAGTGAGGTATAGAGATGAGATGTTTATATGGTATTGCATATTTGGTTGGTATTTGTTTATCGCTATCGCCTT